TACGGCCTTGTCCATTTTTACGTCTGCGTGTTTCATATCGACTCCTTATGTCGTTGCCACTGTAACTATACCAACTTCTACGTCTAACACCAAGTTGTTCGGTGTGAGTGGCGCATCAAAACCTCGTGATCCACCGACCGGCGCCCAGCCCCACTGGATGTCCCGCGATCCAACACCGAGAGTGCCGTCAGCCAAGACGCCGGACTGTACGTAAGTTGTATCTCGGCGTGGGTTTCTCAAGCCTTGGGGATCGCTAACTGGATACATACCCAGTTGCAACTGAGGTTGATCTGGCTCCCAGCACTCATTGCAGACCAAAACGTTGATGTTCTTGGTCTTGACAATTAAGCCTCTAAGCTCTTTCAGCTTAAACTGGAAGCCACACCTATCGCATATCGCAATAGCTCTGGTGCCGTTTGCAAAACGATTTCCCACGTCTTACCCCGAAATGTACATGCGGCGTGGAACAAACCGGTCGGATGCCTTCTCGCGGTCCTCAGTCGCCGCTATTGCCCAACATTCTTCATATTGAGTCTTGAGCATAGGCATACGCTCCATGGCACCGGGCACCTTCATTGACAAGTGATAGGCTAACCCCGCAATCATGCAGGGCAGAAAACGAAACGGCATGTCCATCGTATTCACGCCGTCACCAGCATCTTGAATACGGCGCAGGCGCCAGTAAACCAACTGGTAAGGCTGAGAGTTATCAGGAACCGGCCACACCGTTACACGAGGCTGGTCAAGCCGTTCTACCCAAATCTGGATCGGGCGCCCCTGAGTCAGCTTGTTTGGCAGCGTAGCGTAGGTGGATACGCTTATTCGTGTGAGTGTTAGATCGGCCTGAGTGGAAACGTTTCCAGCCCCAGTGCGGATAACGTGCTCCATAAGATCCACGGTGTCTGCCGGCAGGTTGTATGTTGCTGTGCCGGGTACTAAATTAATCGTACCCTGATCAAATGTCCACATATTAAGACCCCTTGAGGCCCATTCTGCAAACATGAGTTGAAGAGATCGTCGCGCTGTCCTGAACTCGTATCCGGTGCGAGCGCCCTCTGCTCCGCAGCGCTCATACGCCTCGTCAATAATCTCGATCAAGTCGAGGTTAAATGCTGCGGTGCCGGATGTTGTCATCACTTACCTCTTTGCTGTTTTAGCTGATCGACGAAACGCTTCGTCTGTTGGAGCGCCTTTTGAGCCGACCTTGCGCATGCGCTCGCCAGATCCAGAAGCAATTCGCTTGCGTTTTTTATGAATGTTCTCATAGAGACCACCGCCCTCTGCGAAGTACGTGAACTCGTCACCGTCTTTGCGTCGCTTCACTTTGCCGTTGTCCAAGAACTTATCGCCATCCTTGCGGTGGCCAATCTTTGGACCGGGCATCTTAGAAGGGAGGATGTCTCCCATTCCGCGTGAGGCCATCATGTCAGCAAGTCTTCCCGCCCTTGGCCATCTTGACCATGGTGCCTTTGGTTTTGCCCTTAGTAGCACAGCCGTCAGCAGCACGAACATAGCCGCCTGAAGCCATCTTCTTGGCAGGCTTTGACTGCTTCTTGGGCGATGCTTCGGTGCTAGTCAATGATGCGTTGTAGGCCGCTTCAGCCTTTGCGCGATCTTTCTCATCCTGCACTTCTTGAATCATTGCCTTTTGCTGAGCAGTCAGGGCTTGGCCGCCTTGCGCATATTTCTTCATGGTCTGCTCCTTAGCAGGTTTTGCCACCACGGGCCATTTTGACTTCCATGCCTTTGGTCTTGCCCTTCTTGGCCATACCATCAGCAGCCTTGTGGCCAGAAGCCAAGCCGCCTTTAGCCATTTTCTTGGGAGCCATTTTCTGCATGTCGGCCTTGGCAACACCACGGCCTTTGGACTTCATCATCTTGGTTTCGGATTTCATAGGGTACTCCTTAAATGATCTTGCACTTGGTTTTGCCGCGCTTGGCGATGCCGTCAGCACGGGCCGAAACTGTACCGCCCTTGGCAAAGCCCTGCTCCTTACGGAACTCTGCTGGCGTCTTGCCCGCTGGGTTACGACCAAACAGAGGCTTTGACTCGCTAGACCTAGCCTTGCGCTGTGCCTCCATACGCTCGCGGTTGGCGGCGGCGCGGGCCTCTAGGCGCTCACGGTTAGCGGCGACGTTGGATGCGGTATTGCGCTGCATCTCAGTCTTGGCCGGTGCTGTCTTAGCTGCTGGCTTGGCCTCTTCTTTTTTCGCCAAAGGCATTGCTGCTGCACGTTCTTTGGTGGGGCCAACGCGACCGAGCGTAGTTGCGGCGCCACGGCTTGTTGCGACAGTGGGAGCATTTGACTTGGCATCAGAGGCCATCTTGGTGGAGAAGCTCTTACCGTTGAATGTAAAAGTCTTGTCACCGGCACGACGGGCTGCAGCAAAAGCCTGAGAAAAGGTTTGCTTCTTGGGAGCCGGGGTGTCAACGTTTACACCCTTTGGCTCGGCCTTGGGCATTTCGCGCTTGATCTCGCCAGTCTCGGGATCGCGAGCCGCCTCAAAGAAGTCGTAATCGTCGCCTTGGTATGGATTCTTTGTTGCCATCATTTACTCCTTGCGGATTTCTTGGCCTTATCGGCCGCTACAAACTTTTTACCCACCTTGGTAGGCACGTTAACCTTCTTGGCAAACTTAGGGTTGTTTGCTACTGCCTGCATGAAGCGTTTTTGCTCCGGGCTTTTAGTCGGCATTTGCAGCCCCCATAGCAATCCGGTCTAGCTTGCGCTCCAACCGGTCGAAGCGATCCATCAACTGCTGCATGTCTGCGCGGAACTCTGTGCGGGTAATGTGGTCACGAGCCACTTCCTCTCGCGTCCTGTTAAGCAGGATACTCAAGCGGTTTAGCTCGTCGAACTTACCTTTAAGCAAAAAGCCCATGATCGCCACAATAGCAGATAGGCCCACGTTCCACAGCATCATTTCCATTTCAGCACTTCCATCTTTTGAGCGCAGCCGCCTTGCGAGTCGGGTTGCCTTTCTCGTCCTTCATGGGGCCGGGCATACCACTCATCCGAGCGCAGAACGACTTCTTGCGCGAGCCGCCCTCTGGCTGTGGGGCCTTAAGGTTGCTGCCTGTTGCCGCGTTGTACTTGGCCCTGCCTTTTGCAGTTAACCCCGCGCCCTTAGAGACCGGCAGCTTCTCGCCACGGCCAACTGAAAGCGACGGGGTTTTCTTGGGCTTAGCCATAGAACACCGTTACGGATGCAACGTTCGAGACTGTAGCGTGGATGTTCGTGTTGAACAGCAAGCCTTCGCCGGGAACAAGCATGTAAGTAGGAGCAGTAGAAGCTGCCAGTGTGTTTACCGTAGCCTTGATAGGGCCAGAAGCCCCACCGTCACGGAACACAACTGTGCCTGCGTTAGCCGTTGGAATGACATAGATGCCCTTGATACGCGCACGTTCGATGTTGCCATCATTCTGCGCGATCATCTGGCCTGTCGCTGTCAGCGGCTTACTCGCTAAGACATCGTATTGCATACCCATGTCGGGCTCCTAGTTAGGTCAGTGCTGCGCCAATAGCAGTGCGCCAAGCAGAGCCAGTGCTGATCACCAAACAGAACTCGTTGTTGCCAACGCCGTTGTCAGAGATGATGTACACAGTGCCTGCTGGAACAGATGAAGCGGCGGGGAGATTGGCCGTAGTCACGACAGGAGCGATGAAGCCGTTGTCGGATTTGACGGGGCCGGAAAAGCGGGTTTGAGCCATGATGGTCCTCACAAGCGAGTCGCCCAGCAGTCTGCTTGTCGTCTGCCGGGCCAGTCTGATGGGCTAAAAAGGGATCCCGGATTTCAAGCATTATGCCACTGTGTTTACGGAGTGGTCAACGTATTTGAAGGACCAGCCTTTATTTTTTCCGCGTGTGAGTGGCAGGCCGGATTTGACGGCGCGATTCACCGTCGGCGGAGTCAGGCCAAGCGCTTCCCGCAAAGCAGTGATACTGGGGTAAGTGGAAACGTTTCCAGCCGGATCGGTGGCGGTGATGGGGCGGCTCATCTTTAGCTTGGACTCTTCAGTGTGCTGGCGCCCTATCCAGTGCTTGTGGCTGCGACCGGCCTCGATGTTGGCGCGGATCTTGGCCAGACCCTCGGCAGACGCCTTGCGGCCCGGTTCTTTGGGCACACCCTTTTGTGCGGCACTGATCTTGGCGCGGACCTCGGGAGAAACGGTCTTTCCGTAGCGGTAGTGGTTGGGGCCAGATGTTTTGGCAATGCGGCCCTCAGAGATTCTTTGCTTGGTTTCTTCTGTTAATTCAACACCAAGCCTTGGGTGCTCGTTTGCCTCGTGCCACGCTTTTGCTTTTGCAGACAGGCGGGCCCGCATCTCAGGCGTTGCATCGCGCATTGGCGAATCGGCGTTGGCTGATACGTTGTAGCAATACTCGGCGCCATAGTGTTCGTCCAGCCACTTCTGCTCAGCGGGGTACAGCTCATCACGGCCTGCAAGCTGCTCAACTATCTCGAACTTAA